TCCGAGGCGGCCGACGGCCAGCCGTCCCAGCCCGTCCTCGGCCGCGGCGACATCCTCGACCGGCAGGGGTCGATCAGCCGCCTGTACCCGTGGTCCGAACAACCGTCCTACAAGACCGTGTACCTGACCGACGCCACGTGGGAGCTCGGGGACCTGAAGGGCCCGGTCGACGTCGACAGCCTGCCCATGGACAAGGCGCACTTCGCCACCAACGCTCAGGGCGAGGTCCTCGATCAGCTCGACCTGTACATGGACTTCATCCCGGTCATCCACGTCCCCAACACGGTTCCGGAGCCGGGCGAGCACTGGGGACAGAGCAGCCTGGCCAAGGTGTTGCAGGTGTTCGACGAACTGTCCGGGTCCGACACCGACTCCTCCCGCGCGTCCGCCACCACCGGCTCCCCGATGATCGGCCTGTCCGGGAAGGCCATCAGCGCCCAGCAGGCCTACACCGCCGGCCCCGGCCTGGTGTGGACCCTCGGCGAGGGCGGATCGATCGGCACCGTCGACACCAGCAAGAACCTTGCCGAGCTCCGCGCCCAAGTCCAGGACCTGAAAGACCGGGCCGCCACATCGGCCCGCATCCCGGCCGTCGCACTTGGCATGGGCGACCCCGCCCAGTTCACCTCCGGCTACCAGCTCGAGCTGGCCTTGGGCCCGCTCGACTCCCTGATGTCCGGGATGAGGCTGGCCCGCGACCACGCTGACCGGCTGATCTGCAAGTTCACCCAGCGCCTGTTCCAGGCCGGCCAGCACCCCGACTGGATCGGCCTGCCCGTCCTGCCGGCGAAGCTGATGCGCGGCGCCTACACCCCCACCGACAAGGCCGCCGTCCTCGAGGAAGTCGCCACCGCCCGCAAGGCCAACCTGATCAGCCTCGAGACCGCCATCCGCCGCCTGCAAGAGATCGGCTGGCCCATCGAGGACGCCGAAGACGAAATCAAGCGGATCGACGCCCGCTCCTTCGAAGACGCCCGCCTCCTCGCCGACGCCCTCGGCAACCCCGACGAAGTCGCCTCCTTCCTCGGCCGGCAGGCACCCGACGAGCCCGCAACCCCCACCGTCGTCCTCCCCCCAACAGCCGCCGCACAGGCGCTCGACGGCACGAGCAATGAGGGTGATGGAGAAAGCGGGGGGAACACAGGGTGAGAAGTGTGCTGTCCTTGATCTCAGGCGCGGGGCCTGAACTGTCCATGGGAGGACTGTCCCCAATGCGTCGCCCCGCGCAGCACCGTCCCGGCCTGGCCGCCGCCCACCGGCTCAGCCCGCTGTACACCGACCCACTCGCCCACGCCGTACTGTTCAACACCGACGGCGGCGAGGGCGGCGGCGCACCGCAGACCCCGCCCGCGCCCGCCGCGCCGTCCCCTGCGGACCTTGCCGCGCGCGCCGGCCAGCAGCCTCCCACCCCGACCACTGCCGCTCAGGGCGACGGCGAACCGGAAGTCACCTTCACCCAGCGCCGCCTCAACGTCCTCCTGACGAACGAGAAGGACCAAGGGCGCCGCGCCGCCCTGCGTGCCGTCGCCGAAGCCGCAGGCCTCGACCCCGACACCGTCGACCCCGACAAGCTCGGCCAGATGCTCAAGGACGCCCAGGCCGCCCGCCAAGCCCAGCTCACCGAAGAGCAGCGCCGCACCGAAGCCCTGGAGCAGCGCGAGAAGGACCTCGAGGCGCGCGCCGCGCAGCTGGAGCAGCAGGCGGCCGAAGCGGCCCGCCGGGACCGCGACACCCGCATCCGCGCCGCCCTCGTACGCCTCGGAGCCACCGGCGAGGACCTCGACGACGCGGCCGCCCTCATGCGTGTCGCGGACGACGCCGACGACACCGCCATCGCGGAGGCCGCCGACAAGCTCAAGGAGCGCCGCGGCGAGCTGTTCGGCGCTGCCCCGGCGCCGCAGACCCTTCCCCCCGCACCGTCCGGCGGCCCCGCCGGCGGCAACGCGCCCCGCCAGCCCACCGGCGGCAAGGACGCCGTGAAGGAGGCTGCCCGCAAGCGCGCCGAGCAGATGGGATTGCGCCGCAGCGACGCCGCCTGAACCAACGGCCGCACTGGCCGACGACCAAGGGACCACGCCCTGACCCCCGTGGACGGCACCACCACCGGTGCCCTCACCACACACCCGCGTACATCGCGAAAGGGGCTACGGCGTGGACATCCAGCCGTACACCAGCACCGAGACGCTCGCTGTCGGCCGCCCGTGGCTCATGAGCACCCTCGGTATCGAAGCCAACGAGACCATCACCCTCGACCTCACCAAGTTCTCCGAGACCCTCCACTGGACCGAGGCGTCGAAGTACCAGCCCGAGCGCAAGCTGAAGTCCGGTATTCCGCTGGGCAAGCTGACCGCGTCCGGGCTGTGGGCGCCGTACAACGCGGTCTCCAACGAGGTGGAAACCCTCACCGTGACCGGCGGCCCGACCGGCGGAACGTTCACCATCACTTTCTCCGGACAGACCACCGCGGCGATCGCCTACAACGCCACCGCCGCCGCCGTGCAGACAGCGCTGGAGGGCCTGTCGAACGTCAACCCGGGCGACATCGTGGTGACCGGAAACGCGGGCGGCCCGTGGACGCTCACCTTCGGCGGCCAGTACCTCGGCGAGAACGTCACCCAGGTCACCACCACCGAATCGTTCACCGGCGGCACCAGCCCGGACATCACCATCGCCACCACCACCGCGGGCGGCACCGCCGCCCCCGCGGACGGCGCGGACGTCTTCCTCGGCCTCCTGTTCACCGAGGTGTCGTTCTACCCCGGCGCCACCAAGTGCGCGGCGCCGCTCATGGTCCACGGGCAGATCGACCCGTCCAAGCTCCCGGTCGCGTTCGACCCCACCGACGTTCCGGCCGGGTCCAACACGAACTTCATCTACAAGGTCTGAGAGGGGACCACCCATGCCTAACGACATGCTCGAGGTCCTCCTCCGAGACATCAACCCGACCGTCATCAACGCCTTCGTCCGCGAGATCCAGACCCCCGCGAAGTACCTGCTCACCCAGTCCGTGATCCCCGAGCGGACCGTGAACTCGGTGAAGTACGAGATCCGCGGCGGCGGCCGGCGCGTGGCCGCGGCCTCCTACCGCGCGTGGGACGCCCAGACCAAGGTCGCCACCCGCGAGATCACCCGCTGGGTGACCGAGGGCAAGCTCCTCCCGCTCGGACAGAAGTACATCGTCGGCGAGCTGGAGACCATCCTCCAGAACGTCTCCCGCGGCATGGACGGACAGGACCTCGTCGACTCCCTCTACGACGACGTCGCAGCCCACGTCCTGTCCATCAAGCACCGCATGGAGCTCGCCGCCGGCGACCTCCTCGTCGACGGCAAGTTCACCCTCACCGGTGAGAACGGCCTGACGATCGAGGCGAACCACAACGTGCCGTCGGCGAACATGCCGACCGCCCCTGTCGACTGGTCCGACCCGACCGCCGACATCCTCGGCGACGAACTGGCCTGGATCGAGGTCCTGCGCGCCTCCGGCGCACCGACGCCCACCCGGGCGCTCACCTCGTACAAGACGTGGGCGTACATGCTCACCAACAACTCCTACCGAGCCGCCTACTACGGGTCGGTCAGCCCCTCCACGACCCCCACTGCCGTCCTCGCCAAGAACGAAGTCAACGTCGTCCGCGAGCGTTACGGGCTCCCGCCCGTGGAGACGTACGACGTGAAGATCCCCATGGACGACGGCACCGACAAGCGGCCACTGCCGGAGAACATGTTCTTCCTGCTGCCGCCGGACGCCCGCCAGATGGCCGAGACCCAGTACGGCCTCACCGCCGAAGGCATCGTCCTGTCCTCCGGCTCCAACCCGTCCATCGAGCGGGAAGAGGCCCCCGGCATCATCGTCACCTCCGGCTACGACGACGACCCCGTCCGCGTATGGACCAAGGGCGCCGCCGCCGCGCTGCCGGTGATGTACACGCCGGACATCCACATCGCCGCGACGGTGTGGTGATCGGTGATGGGCGCCCAACTCGCAGCGACGGTGTACGTGACGGATCCGGACACGCACCAGACGGTGCGCCTGGAGCCGGGGACCTGCCCGGAACCCCGGCTGGCCGCTCTGGTGACGAGCAAGGCGGCCTGGGTCGACGGGAAGCTTCCCCGCCTCCCGAAGACCCAGCAGGCCGGCGAGGACCCTACCGGCGACGGCCCGGACGACGCCTCTGGCGACGCCTCGGACGATTCCGGCGCTGGTGAGCAGTCCCCGCCCGGGGACGAAAAGAAGGCCGCACCAGCGGTCAAGAAGACCGCCGCGCGGAAGACCGCGGCGACCAGCCGGTCTCGGGGCCGGGACGCCGCTGGCGAGGGCGACAGCGGCGAATAGCAGGGTGCGGGCCCGCCCCTGTGGTGGGGGCGCCAAACGGGCTGGCCCGCACCCTCGCAACCCCTTCCCCCGCCCACCGCCCCGCCCCTCGAAAGGACGCCGGCCATGGCCCTCACCGACACCATCCAAGCCTGGCTCCTCGCCCAGCTCGGCACCACCACCCCGGTCGCCGACCTGGAAGCCCGCTACACCCGCCTCGGCACCGCCCGCGCCGTAGCCCTCGAAGTCCTCTACGGGCGCCTCTCCGACCTGCGCGCCCAGGTCGCCAAGGTCGCCGTGTCCAGCGTGGTCAGCCTGGACTACGGGCCCAATATCACGGCGTATGAGC